GATGACACGTGCGATGATACAAATTCAGGGAGTGTTCGCAGAGTTAGAGAAGTCCCGGCTGTGCGAGAGGATGAAACGAGGACTCGACCTCATGCGAGACGGAGACCGCAATCCTCGTAGGACTCGGAGTGGAGGTGTCAAGGTGGAGGGTGCCAAGAGGCTCACAGAACGCCAGCCAGGACTTTTGAGCGACGCAGTTGAACTTAAAAACCGTGGGATACCGAATGCACAGATCTCGCGAGAACTGCACCGCCTGGGCTACCGCAACCGTGTTGGAGAGCAACTCTCCTGCACTGCCGTCGCACGGATACTCGCCGAGGGTTAGAGCTTGAACTGATCAGGCAGGTGAAATTTGAATGCGCGCCGTGCGTCTTCAGAGAGTTCGGTCAGTCCTGCCTTGGCATGTGCTTTCGCCTGCTCTGCTTTGAGATTATTATCATCTGAATTGACAAGATTCCAGATCGCCTTCGCAGCGAACTGCACCAGTTCTTTTGCGATTATTGTTTCAAGTCCAGTCATTTCTTCTTCCGTATTTTAGTTCCATGTTTTGCTTTCCAGCGCTTGTAGATCTTCGGCTTATTGATTGCCAGATAACTACGTTGTTTCTTTGATTTGAATGGCATCAGTAGCTCCACGTCCACGGACGGTTTTCAGTGAGGTCGTCAAAATGGAGGAAGCGTTTTCTATGCGGACCTTTTTGCGAAACTCCGATTCCGGTGATTCCATGCCTGAGTGCAATCTCCATCAGACGTACTGCCTCACTTCCTGAGATCAGAATATCAACGGCGTGACCCGTCGTATGCGGTCCATGATACCCGGTTTTTGACACTGTGTTATTGTACTCAGGCGCTCGAAATCCACTCGAAGGATAGAGTGGTTTTCCAAAGTCCTCACGGATCAACTGGAGTTTCTCCAGAAACGCAGGATCCATCTCACATCGTCCGGTTCCACGGCACTGGAACTCAGCAACGGTGAAGTTCTTTGTCAGATACTTATTCATATAATATATTCCAAAAAGCAATGGTGGTGCAGCCAGGAGGAGTTCACGCCTTTTTATCCTCGTCGAGGAGAGCCTTTCGACACACCCGGACGAGCTTGTCATCAACCTTGGATTCGGTTTGCTGCGCGAGGTGTTCGAGGATAGTGAGGATAAATTCTGCGACAAATTTCCTTGTGGTCAGTTTCTGAAATACCTGGGATACTATTTTCGCGCTCATTTCATTCCATTTGTTGCAATTCGTCTGGTCTCTTTATCGTCGTTGTGTTCTGTGCTATCGAAAAAATAGGAGATCACTGCGTGGACGACACTGATGAGTCCGCCGAGCATCGTCGCAGCAACAGTTTCCATCGCCGGGTCAATCTTCCTGAAAAATATCAAAAGCAGGAGGACGCTGAAAATAGAGAGGACCAGGAATGCTAGTGCAAATCGTACATATAAACGCACCCGGTTCAGACTGAATCCGCTATCCTCGTAATCGTTCAAGTTCTCTGGAGATGTTTTCGAGTTCGGCACGCTGCTCTGCGAGGTGTGAGTTGGTCTTTTCCACGAGGTCGAAGACACGCTCCTCGATTCGTATCCGGTCCGCCCGTGCTTCTTGAGTTGTTGTTTTGATCCACCATCCAAGCACGATCAGTCCAATTCCTGCGACTCCCTGTGAGAGGAGAATCTCTGCAATCTGGTCGGCGGTTTCTCCACTCTGTGGTTCGATCACAGGCACTCTGGAGTAATTGAGGTCTCGATGTTCCTCGGCGAGTAAAGTGGCACTACACCAAACGAGTATGAGGACCACAATAATGTTTTTCATGCGACTCCCTGCATTGGTGTTTTGAATAACCTGTCCAGATCCTGCACTTTATTTGTGCGTCGCTGGAGACCCTGACCCTCTGGTTGCCGGAAGGTCTGCTGTAGTCCAGGAGTGAGGCGACGATATGCACCTTGGACTCCCATGATCTGTGAGACCAGCATCTGCTGTTTCACGGAGATTTTCTGGTGCTTCGTGGTCTCCTCAAGCGTTATCTTCCTGAGTTCATTCATCATCTCAGGATACACCTGCTCGAATGCCTCAACTGTTTTTGGTATTACAAACCCGGACGCAATCTGATCAGTCAGTACAAGTGGATTCTGGATTGCACGCATCACTGTTCTCCAGCGATAGAGTTCCTGTGCGCTCGGCTTGTAATCATCAGCGACAATCGTTTCTCCCACTGCCGATGCTGGTATGTTGTCAAAGGCATACTGCATCGCACGCTGGCTTGTCTGAGTGATTGCCATTGCAGTCTCAGGTGCAACCAGGCTGATGTCCTCAAGGCTATCTCCCAGCCGCACCACGAGGAGTTCCGGATCTCCCACGAGTTGTGAGATTTCATCAGTTTCCTGTTTGAATATCTCTTGTTCCTTCTCCTTTGATTTTTGTTTTCTACCCTTGATTTCTTCTGTGAATTTGACTCCCTCCTCCATTGCAGATCCTTCGATCTTTGCACCTCGTGCTGCCGCTTTTCCTGCTGCACCTGCCGGACGCATCATGCGGATGATTGAGCGTCGCATCTTATCCAGTGTTTTCACACGGACTTGATCGAGTTTCTGGATTGCATTGACAGTCTTCTGGGTGTAACTGCCGCCTGCCATGTCCTTTAACTTGAACGAGGCAGCCCAATTCTCCTGCATCTCTGCAAGATTTCCGGACATCTTATCAATGGATTTCTGGAGATCGGACATACCCTCACGCATGATCAACCGGTCTTTTCCAAGCACCAGTTCATCCCAGGATTTCTGACGAAGTGCGCCATGTCCGGTGAAGAAATCAATGATGTCGTCCATCTGTTGCATCTCTCCTCCCACGTCACCAGAGATAACCCTCCGGAACTGCTCAGTCTGTGGATCCAATCCTTCTGCGATTGCAATGACTTTCTGCTGCTGTTCAAACAACTCGTTCATGCCTCCAGGACCAGAGAGTTTCCGAGGAGATGAGGTTGCATGGAAGCGTCCACGCATATTCAGGAAGGAGACAATCTTGTTGTCATCAACATCATAAACAGGACGACCCTTGACGTAGCGTTTGAGGGTGAAGTTCTTCCGGAACATCTCCAAGAAATCCAGATAATCAGATGCTGCACGATTGATGCGCTTCTGCAATGTTCCTGCCTGACCAAAAACCTGATCATTCTCCAGGATGCGACGGATTGGATCCCGGATATTCCGTGCCAAGTTATTGATTGTTTCTGCCTCAGTTGGTTGCAGATTCCTGCCAAACTTGAGATGTGGATCAATCATCTGCTTCTTTGTTCGATCCAGCGCCTTGAAAATCTGGAATGGAGATTGTGCCTTTTCCACTCTTCCAATGAGTCCCTCTCCAAATCCCTTGCCACCAAACAAGGCACCTTCGATCCGTGCAATCGCCGGCTTGTACATGTAGATATCACCCTGTGATTTCATGTCATCAAGGACAGAGATGAATCTATCAATCATATCCTCAACTGCACGCTTCACTGGTTGGACATCCTCACCGTCCAGCATCTTCCTGATCTGTGCATACTTCTCTGGTCCTGTGAGTTGCTGCACCAGACGGTCGGTCTGCCGGTACATTTTCTCAACCTCTGTGCGGAACTGTCCTGCCAACTGCATCCTCTCAGATCCAGACGCAAATGCCCACTTCCTCAGTTTTTCTGCTTCCGGGTTCCCAGAGAAGAACTCATCCATCAGTTTTTTATCTGCACCTGTGAACCATGCCGCACCTTTTTTTGTTGAATCCCATGCCGAGGATGCACCTGCATCGAGCTTCTCCTTGATCGCACGTCCAAATCCTCCATGTGTGATCTTGCCTTGCGGGTTCCGTGGCGAGAACCTGATGATATCTTCTGCACTCAGCAACCGAGTCAGTGGACGATGATCATTCACTGAGATATTAACTCCTGCGGCTTGTGCGTTTTCCAGTGTGAGTCTTTTGAAATCCCGTGCTTGTGTCTCATTAGTTAAGTTCCGAAGCACCCGGTTTCTCGCAGAACGCTGGACGATCTCAGACCCTCCTCCGAGGAGCATGCCTCCGGCACCTCCGAGGAGCATGCCAACTCCAATGTTTCCAACGAATGCCTCTGCACTCATCTCCTTGTTTTCTAGGGCATCCTCAGAGATTGTTTCTCCAACTCCATAGAGTGCGCCTTCAACCGCGCCTCCTAGTGCGAGTGGAGCAGCTGCACGTCCAAGTGTCTGCTTTCCTGCTTCTCCTGCAATCCTACGTCCGAGTGCTTTTGCTGCGACGCGCCCGGTTTGTGCAGTTGCACCTGTGACTCCTCGTCCTGCAAGGAGCGCCAAGCGTGCAGCAGCGCCTGCACTCGACGCGGGTTCCGGCAGCAGCAGAGGCACCAACGCACCGGCGACCTCGGCAGTCGTGGAGAGTCCGGGTTGACGCTTCTCAAGTTCCCGGAGACGTTCTGCACTGACTCCAAGGGAGCGCCAGAGTGGATCAGAGAGTCCAAGTGAGAGTCCTCGTGCCGCACCAAAGACTCCGGCTTGCACTGGTGCGTCTCCATACGCATCCTCCAGACGTGCCTCCTCATCTGCTGCGGAGATGTCCTTCTGGAGTGCGTTGAAAAACTGGGAGGTTTTTTCTTGTGATGGGAATTTCCAGGAGTGATCGGTGATGATCTCGGATGCCTTGTTTGCAGGCATCAGGTACACCTCACCTGCTGGATTCTCCAGTGGGACAGGAGGACCAGCCTGGAATCCATACTCTCCAGAGGTGATTGCTCGATTCACCTCCTGGAATGGAACATCCTCCAGAATCCCGGTGGTTTTATTGAGGAGGGTAGGCATCAGTTGTATGCTGCCGCGGATTCCTGGAACTGTTGACGCAAATCTGGCTTGCTTAGGTCAGCAGAAAAACCTGTTTCTGGAATCAAATCCAGGGTTTTGAAGTAGATTTCTCCAGATTTGACCATGTAATCCCGGATCGCCTGATACTGTGCGAGTGTTGGCCCTTCTCGGAAAACACCAAGTGGATCCTGCGGCACTGCCTTAGCTAACAGTTTAACATCAGCTTCCTGTAGGACTCCCAGATCCAAGAATAGTTGGTTTTTAATCATACCGAGGAAGAGGATTGCATCGGTCTTTGCTGCCTCCCGGTCTGCATCCGGAATCAATCCAAACCAATCCGTTTCAAAACCATGCTTTTTCCGCATCGCAACCAGGTTGTCCAATGCCTCGATTCCTTCCGTCAGTTTCTTGGACGCATCTCGTGCCTTTTTGGCTTCCTCGACTGTTGGAGCCACGCCTATGTATCCAGGAACGCTTAATGCTCTCCTTTCTGCGTCTGATAATTGAACTGTTGCCCTTGCCTCTGCCTTTCCTTCTTCGGTTCCTAATGCTCTTTGTTTAGCAAGTTCCCGTGCAGTCAAATGTACCAATGCAGGATCATCTTTCTGTGTCTCCTTCACGGTTACCACTTTTTTAGGTGTTACACTCAACCGTAAAGTCTCCAGCTTCATCTCCTTTTCGTTGTTGAGTTGTTGCTGGAGCAACGCACCTTCTTGTTTGACAGATCCAACCTTGATCTTTGCAAGCCTTTCCTGAAGCATCGTCTGTGCTTGCGAGAGCATGATCACTCTTGCAGCATTTTCTGCTTCTGTGTCAGACATCCCTTTCCTGACGAGATCACTGAGGAGATTCCTCTGCTCCGTGATCACGGAACCCTTCTGTGCAATCTCGGACTTCTGTGCGTCAATATCATCACTGATTGCATTGTTGATGATCTCAAGTGCGAAGTTCTTTGTGCCGGACATTGCAGATGCATACGCACCAAGACCTGCTGCAATCGCAGCAAGAATCCTGGAGCCAGTGCCTTTCTTCTTCCAGATCCTTCCAGTGTCAAGTTCTGCATTTTTATAATCCAAGGTTGCTGCCTCAACTGCTGCCAACACCTCCGCTTCCCGCTCTTTCTGGAGTTTCTGACGTTCCTCTCGTTGTGTTGCTGCTTCTTCTTCCTTTGCTCTTATGCCAGAGATTGCCTCCAATGCGGCAGTCGCCTCCTCCTGTGTTTTTCCCAGATTGAGGTTGCTGAGTTCCGTGGAGATTCTCAACTGCTCTGAGAGGAGATCCTCCATCCTTTTGAGATCCTGCTCCTGGGTGCTGGTTGTCGTTGTCGTTTCTGTAATAGGAATATATCCGGATGGTGCAGTAGGTGGAGCCGTTCTCTTAATTCCTAATACTGGATCTGCTGGAACTGGAGTGGCAGCAGTGGCAGCAGTAGTGCCTCCGAGTGCAGCAGTGGCGACCGCCTGCACCTCTGGAGAAAACTCTGCCAGAACATCGACCGGCAGCACTGGTGTTCCCTCTCCGGGTGCTGGCGTGATTGGTTGTAGTGCAGCAGGTTCAGGTGGTGCCAGTGTGAGTGGTTCCGCAGGTGCAGGTTCAGGTTCAGAGACAGGAATGAGATCTGCTCTGCTATCGGATGCGCGGGTGATTACACCGTTATCGATTGCCCAAAAGCTAGGAAGTTGGTCTGCGGAGGCTTTACCTGAAACCCGTAACAAATCCGCAAGTGTGGCCTTGACTCCCTCACTCTTTAGTGTTTGGAGTATGCCTGTGGCGGTTTTCCCGCTGACATCAATTATCATCGTCATCGTGCCTCCAGTCGTTTCATGCGGGAGTTAAGGTAGGACTGCGACGCGAGGATTGCCGCGAGGCCCTGTCCCATGTCAACCAACTTCCCATGTGGAGTATCCCGGACAAACTGCTTGCCGAGCGTTGTTTTCTCCAGGTCTTGTGCCATCACTCCAAGCATCTCGCCATGTCTTGCACCAGGAGAGTCCGGCTTTTTATACTCGTAGGAATAAGCCTTCAGGGAATCCAAGAAATCCTGCACCTTGTTTTTAGCCGGCTTGATCTTCTTCTTTGCACGTCTGTCTGATGTCAACCAGGCCGCGGCAATCGTTGCAATCCCGCTGAGGATCGCGTTCTGCTGAGAAGTGTCATTTGCTGCGTTCTGCATCGCAACATTCATTTCTGCGAGTGCCATCTGCTGCGCTCGTGAAAGTGCGGCAAGTTTTTCCTCGGAATCAATCCCTAGTATTGCGAGTTCTTTCCGCAACCTCGCGTCCATTGTGGCGAGTTCCAGAGTGACCTCTTGTCCTTCCAGCGCCATCTCTCCCTGGAATGCTGCAAGTGCAAGTGCCTCATCCAAAGCGCGAGATTT